CCAAGAGGCCCCGTTCACGGCGGAGCTGTTCGTGATGCAAGGCCCAAAGGCCGCCGCGCTCGCCGAGGACGGCCGCGTGCGCTTGGTCGATCACGCGACGCTGAACTAGTTGGAGTAGATCGAAAAAGTCTCTTGACGCCCGCCGCGGGTTGCCCTTATCGTTCGATCACCTTGAGCGCGAGTGCTACGCTCGTGCTCGAGGTGGCAACCCCCCTTCCTGGCGCGTGACGCGTCGCGGGGCGGGCTAGATGGCCGAAAGGCCGTGGCTCGTTTTTTCGCGATGAGGTCGTGCGCCGTGCACCCGCAAACCAAGACTGCTCCCGCCGAGCTCGCCCGGCTGAATCTGCCGGCGGAGTTCAAAGCCCTCGACGCTGGGCAGTTCACCGGCTACGCCGCTGTCTTCGGCAACGTCGATCAAGGCCAAGACGTTATCGCGACCGGCGCGTTCAAAGAGATCGTCCGCAACGCCAAGGGGCTCGTGAAGGTGCTGTTCGGGCACCGCGCGGGCGAGCCGCCGATCGGCCTGGCGGCGGTATCGCAGGACGCGAAGGGACTCAAGGTCACCGGCGAGCTCTTCCTCGAGGACCCTGTCGCCAGCCGCGCCTACATCGGCATGAAGGCCGGAGCCATCGACGGCCTGTCGATCGGCTACGACGTTTTGCCGGGCGGCGCGGAGATCACGGCAGCGGGTGTGCGATTGCTGACGAAGCTCAAGCTCTGGGAGGTGAGCATCGTCAACTTCGCGATGAACCCGCTCGCACGGATCGAGGCTGTCAAGACGGCCGCGCAATGCCAGACCCTGCCCGAGCTCGAGGACCTGATCCGCGAGCGCCTCTGCCTGTCGAACCGCAAGGCGAAGCCGATCGCGAATCAACTTTTCGCGATGCTCCACCGGCGCGAGGAACCTCTCACGCCGGAGGAGGAGAAGGCCATCGCCGCTCACATTCGCAACATCACCAACCGCCTGAGGAGACTCTAGGACTATGGACGCATCCGAGATCACAGCCGCGCTCACCCAGCACGGCGCCGTCGTTGCAGGGCAAATGGCGAAGTTCAGCGATCTTCTCGCCGGCCTCAGCCAGCAGGTGCTCGACCTCGAGCAGAAGGGCATCAAGCCGCCGAACCCGGGCAACGGCGGTGGCAGTGTGCTCGAGCTCGCCGAGCTCGTTGTGAAAGACGCCGGCGTGCAGGCCTTCCTGAAGAAAAACGTTCAGGGCTGCTCGATCGACCTGCCGCCTCACCTCGCCAAGAGCGCGATCGTGAACGCCACCGGCCAGAATCAGCCGCTCGTGCCCGCGCAGCGCCTGCCGGGGATCGTCGCCTCGCCTCAGCGAACCACGACGGTCCGCTCACTCCTCCCGGTGATCCCGGTCACGACGAACATGGTCGAGTTCACACGGGAAGCGACCTTCACGAACAACGCCGGGCCGCAGGGCGGCGGGAGCTCGCCGGCCGAAACCGAAGGCCAGGTCAAGCCCGAATCGGCGATGACCTTCGAGCTCGCTACCGCGCCGATCGTCACGGTAGCGCACTGGATCCCGGCCTCGCGCCAGGTGCTCATGGACGCACCTTCGCTGACCGCGCACATCGACCAGCGGCTCCGCTACGGCGTCATGCTCGAGGAAGACGATCAGTTGCTCAACGGCAACGGCTTGAGCGGCAACATGAATGGCCTCCTCAACCAGGCGACGGCGTACAACGCCGGCACGACCGGCGACCAACGCCTCGACACGTTGCTCAAGGCCGCGACGCAGCTCGCGCAAAGCGAGTACACCCCGACCGGCTTCATCGTGTCGCAGGTGGATTGGCTCCAAATGCAGCTGCTCAAAGACGGCGAGGGCCGATATCTCTTCGGCAACCCCGCCGACATGGTCGAGCCGAGACTCTGGGGCCTGCCGGCGGCGGTCACGAACGCGATGAGCGCGGGAACGTTCGCCGTGATCGACGGCACCCGCGTCGGCGCGGTGTTCGATCGCGAAGCCGTCAGCCTTCGGATCGCTGAGCAGCACGCGGACTTCTTCGTGCGCAACATGGTCGCGATCCTGGTCGAGGAGCGGATCGGGTTCGGCCTATTCCAGGCCGGCGCGATCGTGAAGGGAACCTTCTAAGCGCCGATGCAGCTCGAGCTCGTCGACGAGCGGCGCAAGCGCCGGTGGCACGCGCTGCCGCGGCGCGTGCGTTTGCTCGTCAGAGTGCGGGCGCACGAGCTCGCCAACAGCGCGTACAGGCGCTTCCGCGACGAGCTGACCGCCGACCTGCACGACGGTTTGCCGGAGGCGGCGATCGCCGACTGGCGGCCTAGCGAGGTCCGTGAGGAGGCGCGGCAGTCAATCGACGAGCAGCCCTGATGGACTTCAGGAAAGAGATCCGCGCGCTCGTCCGCGACGAGCTGGCACGGCAGGCGGTGGCACTGAACTAGCGCGAAATGCCCTGCTGCGCGCCCCGTGAGCTGATCGCCGACTACTGCGGCGTCGACATCCCCAGCACATCCGTGTCGCTGTCAATGCCGAGTTTAGCCGGCGCGCGATGGGGCTGAACTAAGGTGGCGCTCCCGCTTATAGGCGCGGCGCTCCCGCTCATGGGCGGCCTGTTGCGCGGGGGTGTGCAGCTCCTACGTGGCGGGGCCCGCTTCGGCAGGGGGCTCGACGATCTCCTGGGCGGCGGCGGTGGCTCGAAAGTCCAGGTCACCGGGCGCGTCATCTTGAACCCGCCCGATCTGCCGCAGCGGCTGCGCCGGCTCGGCAACGAGATAGCCCGCCAGGTCCTGCAGGAAGCCGTTCGCGAGGAAGTGAAACGCTGGGCGGCCGATGCGCGCCGGCGCGCCGTGCGTGGGAGCGTGCCGCACGTGGTCAGTTTCAGGGGTGGCCGACGCGAGCTCGTCCAGCCCGGGAACCTGGCGCGCTCGATCAGCGTGCGAAAGCTCCGCGGCGCTCGCGATGCGGTCGAGGCACGTTACGGGGTCATCGTGCGTTCGCGCGCGTTTTACTGGCGCTGGGTCGAGCTCGGCAAGCGCGGCGCATCGGCGAAACCGTTTCTGGCGCCGGCGTTCAACGTCAACGCTCGCCCGGGCGTCGAGCGCGTATCGCGCGACGTCGGGGCTTTCATCGCGCGGCGTCTGCATCACCGATGAGCGAGGCCGGTGACTGGCTCAAGCGCCTCGAGCGCGACAGAGCGCGGGAATCGATCGGCGAGCAGGAGCTGCTACTGCGGGCCCTGCTGGTGGACTACGCCGACCAGGTGGTGCCGACCGATCGCGCGCTGACGCCGGCCGAGCGGCGCCTTGCGACGGCGATCCTCGAGGCCCTGATGGACTTCAGGAAAGAGATCCGCGCGCTCGTCCGCGACGAGCTGGCACGGCAGGCGATGGCACTGAACTAGCGCGAAATACCCTGCTGCGCGCCCGAGGCCCGGGAGGTCCTACGCAACCGCTTACTCGTGGGAATGTCGATTGCTTTTACGGTCCCCGAAATCGGCCCCGACAAGATGTGCCCGCGGTCGGTGTTATTCGAGATCCTCGCGGGGATCGAGCGTAACAAGCCGATACAGCACTAGTCGCGCGCGAACGATCTCCGATGGTCCCGCGCCGCGGCTTTCCGCTCTTCGGCGCGGGCCTCTCCGTCACGGCTGCGCGGCCTCGGCGGGCTGTTCGTCCTCCTCCGGCTTGCCCTCGAGCCGGCGGCGCCAGCGAACCTCCTCGGTAACATCCTCGCTGCGGTGCCCGAAAGTCGCGCCGTAGTCGAGCGCGTAGAGCGCCGCGTCGACCAGCCCGCAGGTGCGCCGCGCCATCGCGGCGATGCCGACCAGGGCCGCGTCGTACTGCGCTATATCGGAGCCTTGGTCATCGTCGGCGATCGTGAGCGTGGATTCGGCCAGTCTGGCGATGTCGCTCACGTAGCGAACCACGCGCTCGGCCCGTTCGCGATCGACCGGCAGTTCTCCGACCGGTCTTGCTCGGAGAGCGACGGTCGCCGGGTCGAGGTACCCAGGGAGGCGCGTAGTGATTGCCCGGATCAGATCGCCGCCGTTCGGCATCCCAGGATCGGCGAGGAATCGCTCGAGCGCGCGGCGCAGTTGCCGGGGCGTTGCCGGCTTCGCGCCGGCCTTGCGCTTGGCTCTGCTCATGCGGCATCTCCCCGGCGCAGTTCCAGCGCGACTTCATCGATCAGCTCCTTTCGCGTGCCTGGCGGCTATTTCCGCACCGTGGGTCTTTGCTACGAGCATGCTGTCCGCGCCCGCATCCTCAAGCGCGTCGCCGGCCAAATCGATTGCCGTCTGCAGATAGGCGCTCGCCTGTAGGAGCGCTCTGGAATATTTGTCAGGGTCGCGTGTCGGCTTCGCGCCGGGTGTTGGCTTAGACTTCGATGCAGCCTTCATGGTGTCACCTCATCGTGAAGGTCAGGCGGGGCAGGGAGGTATGATCTTCCGGCTTCGCCGACTTTTTGCCCTTCGCTCAACTCGGGAAAGGCGTCGAGGGTTCCCTTGGTTGGCTCGGTAGTGGCGAGGTAGTGTCTCGTGGCGGGCTTTCATGAAACCCGCTCTGAGTCCCGCACCAGTGCTGGACCTTCGTCTGCCTCCCCATCCGCCAAAACACTACCCGGAACCGTCCGGGATAGTACACTTTTCCAACGTTGTGAGGG